CCGTAAGATTTATTATCCGTTAGTTGTCGGTTATTGAATAGCATTGCAGACCCATCAATAAACTCCGCTAAGTATTCCTGCCTGAATATCATTTCAGGTAGTGTTAACTTTGCATCGTCTATCTCGGATGGATTAATCATTGGGTTATCATACGAAGTCATTGTGAATGATTTGTACTGCTCATTGATGCCATCCAATTGATGTAACTTGTAAAAGTGATTCTTTCCTTTTGGAGTTGAAATCAAAAGCACTTTTTTACCTTTTACCAAAACAGTTGCTCTTAAAACTTCTGTCCATGCTTTTTCGTCCATAAATGCAAACTCATCACAAACTAAGTAATCGAATGTGAAGCCTCGAATGTTATCGTATCGCTCAGCTGAAAAGAATTGCAACATTGAGCCATTGCAGAATACTATCTTTAATTTTTGACTATCTTTTTTAGTGATAATATCAGTATTTGCAAAAGCCGAAACTATTTGCTCATAAACCTTGTTTGCCTGATTGTAAACAGGACTTACCCATGCGCATTCACATTTATTAGATAAAATCCAATATAATAGTTGATTAGTTGCTAATAATGATTTTCCAAACTGACGACCGATATTAATTACATAATACTTATAAGGGTCTTTGTTTATTGAATCATGTATTATCTGTTGGTTGTTGTGAGGTGTGTAAAGAGTTACCGAAGTCAACTGTTATATTTTGGTTTGTATTGTTGTTATGCTGTTCGTCTTTCCAACCATGTTTATTCTTTAATTTGAATATAGCTCCCTGTGTAGACCCTGCCCACATTAACCTTTGCTCATTGTCACCTTCAAAAATTGAGTCGATTATATCCATTGTGTGCGAAAATTCGGGACTTTGTTTATAGTCTCTCCAATTCGAACGTGAGAAACCTAACCATAATCTAAGATGAGCTTCAGCATATTTTCCCTTTTGGGTATCTTCAGCCCATTGGAAATATTCTAATGCTTTTTGTAAAAGCTCTTCGGGTGTGTTATATTTTCTTGGTCTTCCTGAGTTTTTATCTAAGTAAGCCCAAATATTTTTTTCTGTAAATCTTCCTTTTTCGTCTTTGCCTAAGTTCATAATACTTTATCTATATATCTATCTAAGTACCACTTTGCTTTTAATAAGTCTTCTTTTAACTTTGTTTTGTCTTTTTTACCTGCTCTGCTTATGTATTTTACTACATTGCCTAAATGAAAGTTTAGTTCCCATGCTTCAATTACTTTTATTGCTTCATAGGTATTTTCTTTTCCACCGTAATGTTGAGGATTATTTACTTGCTCCATCTTTAATTATTGCTAATAAGTAATCGAGTAATTGTCTCCTACATTCTGAGCATCCTAAGTTAAAAGGTTTATTACCTGATTTGATAGCTATTTCGTTAAGTTCACTCCAATTGAACGTTGGGGAGTAGTTTTTACCCATTGACTCCCAATTTAACAAAGATTGTTTTATTTCTTCGGTCATAAGTACCTATCGTTTAATCGTTCAAAAAGTGAAGCTATTAATGCAAAGGTAAAAGGAATTGTAATCAAATCAAAATAAGTTGTAAAGTTAATTATTTGATAAATTAAGAAAGTCCAATAAGTTAAGCAAAGAGGACAAGTAAATGGTTTACGATGTAACCATAAAGGTTTGGGGATAAACTTTGCTATTATGTATGTAGTTGCGAGTAGTTGAAACATTAATTAATTCCTTGAGCTTTAAATACTATTGTTTCGTTTAATGATTCATCTTCTGGTGCGCCATACATTAATATACTTTGCCCTGAATGATATTTCATTTTAAGTTGATTTGCTATTATGCTTCCGCAAGTCATATCATGCCTATGACCTTTGCATCTTTCATCTTCGCTTTCTGTTTTATCGTTATTATTCCATTTACCGATAAATATTCCGTCTTTTGATGCCTGGTGCCATTTGTTAAAAAATTTAATAGCTATTTCATTTTCAAAATTTAATCCTAATAAACCTGCATTTCCATACATTAACATATTTAATGCCTCATCTCTATTTATATTGAAATAATTTAAACATTTATCATTTGCCCAAGTTCCTACATGATGACCAGCTTCTTGCATTAAATATCCATCTTTATCTATTAATTCAAATATGTGGTCTATGTTTTTAATTAAATAAACAGATGAATCAACCCATAGTATTTTTTTAAAGCCTAAATTTTTTACTCTATCAAATATAAAAGTTTTAAAAGCGTAAGGATTTTGTGAGTGAAGCGGACATGGAACTTGCGTTTCATCTGTGAAAATAAATAGTTCACCTTTAAAATTATGTTCAGTTACACTTTCTCTTAATCTTTGCGCCCCCTTTGAATAGCTGCTATTTGCAAAACATATTATTGCGCATTCAGTAAAGTTTATCATAGTTGATGTATCTATAATGGTAAACAGGTTCGTCTATTTTAACTTCTGTTTTAATTAATCCTAATCTTTTGAGTTCCATGCAATAAGCATAATCTTCAAAGTTACTTTTATCTTCAAACTTTATTAGTTTTGCTATTTCTCTTTTAGTTGGTGTAATATGATTTGTTGGTCTTAAATAAACTTCATATCCTTTAGACCAATCTGCAATATATTCTAAATCCTTACTTATATACCATTCTTTTTTATCTACACCATTAGTAGTGATTATTCCATTAATAGCTAATGCATCAGGTTTTTGTTCTAATGCTGTTAAAACGTTTTTAAGTGCATTTGGCATTATCATATCATCATCATCAATAAACCAAACATATTCGCCTTGCGCTGCATTAATTAAGTCATTTCTCTTTTGACCTGTAGTTTTTGTACCTACTGGTGCATCATCTGAAATAACCTCAACTATTCCAAATGCGTTTGTGATTTCTAATTGAGAGTTAATTTCTCTATGAAGCTCTAAAAAAAGGTTAGCCCTTTGAGGTACAGTTGGTATAAGGATTGAAAGTATCATGATGTATAAAATTCTAATTTTTTAAAATTAGTTAATGTCATAAATTTTTCTTGAGTTTTGCGAAGTACACAATAAATATTCCAACCATCTGTTATGTTATTCATTGCAGGATGTTCGCCTATTTCAAGTATCTCATAACCATTTGATTGAGCTAATTGTCTATAAAAGTTTTCAGTCACATAATTAAAACCATGACCTATCCAATTGCCTGTTTTTGGGTTTTCACTAATAATTAAACCTCCTATTTTACAAGCATTATGTTTATTTAACCAACAATTATAAAATGCTTTTGGGTCATGTTTGCCATCAATACCAATATGTTCGGAAGTTCCAAAGTCAGTAACTATATCAAATTTATCTAAATTTTGTTTTATAGATAAATCTAATTCCATAGCATTGTTTTCTTTATTTAAATCAATACAAGTATATTCTAATCCTTTTGCAGTATAATATTTATCTGCATACGGTGCGCTTGGATATGATTCCACATAAAGATTTTGAGCTCCTAACTCTAATACTGTTTTTTGTTCGTTGATATACTTATTTAAAATAAGTAAACTAAAATCTGTAATTCCCATTATATTGCTGCTATTATGTTTTCGTTATTTACTAAAATTGTCTTCATATTATATTTTTTCAATTCTCTTATTATATCATTATATTGATGTCCATTGTGTTCAATACATAAACATTTACATCCCAATTCTTTTAAATCCATTTGTTTTAAAATGCTTAAATCATAACCTTCAGCATCTATATTTATAAAGTCATAAATTTGCCAATTATAAAAATCAATCCATTTTAATGATTGGACTTTAATTTCTTTATATACTGTTGTATTTTCCCATTTTTGTTTATCAACTATTGAGAGAGTAGAAAGTAAATCACTATCTCCATTACCTACATGTTCTCCACTTGAATAAAAAGTTAGCTCACCTCTTAAATCCGATATAGCTATATTATGTAATTTAATCTTTTTATTGTCTTTATATAAATTTACAAGTTTGTTATAAGGCATTTCTGCAGGTTCAATTAATTCACCACTCCAACCTAATTCTATTAATTTTCTGCTATTTGATAAAGTAATTCCATCGTTTGCCCCTATATCTAATAAGTTACCTATTTTGTTTCCAAAATAGTTTGATATTACTTCTTCTTCGTTATTTTGACTATACATTAATATTTAGGTTTGTTTATTATTAAATGGTCAGGCAAAAAATAATTTTCTGATTTTCGATAATTGAATAAAGTCTTATCATGATTATTAACTACTTGACTTTCAGTTTTTCTGTATTGTTCATCGTATTCAGTCAATCCCCATGCAGGATGAGCGTGTGTAAACAATTGCTTTGCATCGCCCATGTATTTATATTTGTTTAGCAAATGAGCTACTTCGGTTGCCTCCATGTCACACCAAAGAGAAATATAATCAGGATAGTAAATATAATTGAAACGTTTATAGTAATCATAACCCATTATACTCATTGTCATTAAGTTTCCTTTTTGATATCCATCTGTATAATGTAATACTTGGTCATAATATCCGTTAAAATCCTGTCTTATTATTTCATCAAAACCTTTTATGTTAAATACCATGTCATCCGAAGTATTAATAAGTATTTTCCAACCTTCAAAAATATCCATGTCCCTATTTATAGCATCAATCTTATTTTTGGAAGTTCCTTTGATTATAAAAACATTATCGTCTTTATGTTCAAAGTTTTTCATGGTTAAGTCATCTTCATCAATGCTTACTAATATTGTGTAATTCATTGAATTGCAATTAGCAATAATATTATCAATAGCTGCTTTTGCTTTATGTGGTCGACTTCGAGTTGCTAATTTAAAAAGGATGTGTTCGTTCACTCTGCAAAGTTATAATAAATTTTTTCGCTTTGTAATTCCTTTAAAAAAACTTTTCGATTTTCTTCAATTAATTTATTCTTTTTATAAATTGGAATACTCGATTTGTGTTCTATATTCATGTAATCTTTTGAAAAAAAATATTTATCAGTTCCTGTTAATTGTTGATAAGGGGATGATGTTAAACCAGCTTTATATATTCGATTTGAGTAACCTGCATGTTCAAATCCATACTGCCCATACTCAGGATTAAAATAACCGACTTTATTTAATACTTCTTTTGTTAAGTATATTAACACCCCACCACAATCGTGATAGCTCTCTAAATTGTTTATTTTGCTTTTTATTCTATGGTATGGTTGTAAGTAAAGTAAATGATTGTAATTTGATTCAATAAAAAACTTTGCCCAGTCAGGTTTAACAGGATAGCAGTCGTCGTCAAATAGGAAAATATAATCACAATCCTGTAATGTTTTTAAATTTTGATTTTTTGAATAGGCAACACCTTTGTAATGTTCGTCAGTATGTATGTGTAAGTGATAGTTTTTAGGTTTAAACTTTTCAAAGTATTCAAGCCATCTATCAATGTACTCATATCTGTTTGGAGTGGTTGTTACGCCAATACCGATTCGAGGATTTGTTTCCTTACTTCCGTCCATTTGTTTATATTATAATGTTTTTCAATATATTTTTGTAAACTTTCTGCATATTCCTTTCTCATTGATTCATTTCTGGTTAATTCTCTTATTGCCTTAAACCAGCCATTTATATCATTGTTTTTTAAGAATATTGCTGTTTCTTTGGGAAAAGTGTTATAAGGTAGCACTTCACTTACTATTGCAGGGTTGCCATGTAAACCAGCTTCGAGTAATTTAATTTCACTTTTGCATTCAGTAAATGAATTTGATTGAAGAGGAATTAAACTTACATCTGTTTCGTTATAAGCCTTACCATAATCATGTACTGGCAAACTGTAAACTCTTTGATATTTATCGGTTACCTTACCGCCACTCATTACTTTTTCGTAGTAGTGATAATCTGCATTATCATTGTAACCGCCTAAAACAAATTGAGCGTTTATATCGTGCCTCAATACTTTACGAATAGGTAGTTCCAAAATTGAAATATCGCCTTTGTGGAATATCCCTGCAATATAACCAAACCTTATTTTGTCGCTTTTGCTTTTGTTTGCTTTCCATTGCTCGTCTTCATGGTCTAAACAGTTTGGAATAACCTCAACGTTTTTATTGTATCTTTTAATTTTTGATGCCAGATGTTTGGTAGTGGTTATTACTAAGTCAACATTTTTAAGAATTTCAATTGTTTGGTCTGGTATATTGTGTATGTCGTAAAGTCTACTTAAATAATGGCTTTTAGGTAAAGTCCAGATGTCGTCAATATCGAATATTACTTTTATTCCTAATGAGTGAAACTTTTTAATTATTTCTAATGATTTGCCACCTGTATCGATTTCTCTTTGATAAACTACTGCTGAATATTGTTTAAGCTGCTCATCGGTTGCAACATCTAAGTCAGGGAAAACATCACATTGGAAGTTTACCATATCGGATATTTTTGCAAAAGGAACTATTAATCGGTGAAATGATAAACCGTTAAGGTTCCCCATGTTCGCTTTGATGAGAATTTTTTTCATTGTGTTGTCGTTTGAGTTTTTCTTTGATTTTTTTTATATCGTTTGCTACCGTTCTATAAGGTATCTTTGTTTTATCGCTTAACTTTTTAGCATCCCCATGCTGAATATAAAGCTTTAAAAGATTTTGTTCGTAAAATTCATTTTCTGTTTGTGGGGAGTCATTTAAAAAGCTGATTAAAGCTGAATAATCAATATTATCATTTTGCTCAACTATTTCATTTAAATTATCCACAAATGTAACGTGTTCAACAAAATAACGTTTTCTAAATTTATTTGAGTGCCAAGTTAACCAGCAAACGGTTGAAAAGTAATGGCGAAGGTTTCTAATAGTTGAAAAGTCAATTTGTTTTTCAATTATCACAATAATAGCCTCCGAATGTAAATCCTCAAGTAATTCGTGATTGTGGCAAATATTACGAGTTATTTGTTTGTATATTTTATTGTTTACGAGTTCCTCAATCACTTTTGCAAAAGTAAATCAAAAAGTAATAAGATTGAAAACAAAATAAATTGATAATCAGTTTTTTTCATATTATTTTTAAAAAGGCTCATGATTTGGTTTATCATTTAAAAAATAGTTATTTGTTTCTTTTATTTCAACTTGTCTTGTAGATAATTGTTTCCATTTTACTATTGGGTCATTTCCATAAATATCAGTAAATCCACAATTATTAATTTTCATTTTTAAAATAAAAGGCACATCTAATGGAGTATAACCTCCTCCAGTT